CGTTTCTATGTTTGAAGCAGACGCAAGCGCAGGTATTCAGAATGTATCTAATGAAGATATGGCCTTGCCCTTCCTCAAGATTGTATCTGGCTTGGACGGTATTCTTGATGAGCGTGACGATGTACGCAAAGGCGACATCGTTAACACTGTTACGGGAGAAGTCTATAAAGGCAAAGAGGGTATCAAAGTTATACCGTGCGCTTATCAAAGAAAGTTTATAAGGTGGCAACCACGAGGCACGGGTATCGCGGCACCAGTGATGATACACGAGGCTAATGACCCCAATCTGCCTAAGACAAATCGAGATCCAAATGACAACAAAGAATATGTCGATGACGGATCAGGTGATTATGTCGAGCAGACAGCTCAATGGTATGTAAAAGTGATAAACCCAGAGGGTGGCATGACCAATGCGCTGATTGCAATGAAATCTACGCAACTCAAAAAGTCTCGTAAGTGGATGAGCATGATTATGTCGCGTGAGATGAATGGGGAAAACGGACCCTTCACGCCGCCGATGTTTAGCCACATTTATCTTCTGAAGACTGTGAGCGAAGAAAACAGCAAAGGAAGTTGGCACGGTTGGGAAATGAGCCTCGATAGCCCGATATCTGAAAAGCACCAGTACAAGGCGGCGAAAGAGTTTAACGCCTCAATTGAAAAGGGTGAAGTTACAGTCAAACATGAGCATGACCCTGTACCTGCTGAAGAGACTGCAGAATCACGTAAAGAGACTGCTGACGACTCAGGCGGCGACCTACCATTCTAAACAAATAACATCACCTCTAGTCAGTATTGTGCTGACTAGAGGACTTTTGTTTGGGGGGTAATATGTCCGCAGATAAATTCTCAGAAATATTCGCTGGGCTCGAAGAGGCGTATGGCACCTATGAGATCCAGAAACAACAAGTCAATGGCAAGCAGTCAGGGCAAGCTAGTGTTTTGCGTTCTCCCAGGACTGCACAAACATGGGAAGGCCATTTGTCTGGTAAGGGCCCAGCAATTGGTATCATTCCGATTAATGCGGACAACAATTGTAAATGGGGCTGTATCGACATAGACCAGTATACTGGTTTTAATCACAAAGAGCTGCTTGATAAGATTGTAGAAATGAAGCTGCCTTTAATTGTATGTCGTTCCAAGTCAGGGGGAGCACATGTTTTTCTTTTTTCTAAAGATTGGATTAGTGCAAAAATTCTACAAGACACGCTTACCTCTATTTCAGCGGCACTGGGTTATGCTGGAAGCGAAATTTTTCCAAAGCAGATAAAACTACAACTCGACAGGGGAGACGTTGGAAACTTTCTTAACCTCCCCTACTATGACCATGAACAAAGTTTGCGCTACGCATTTAAGGCAGATGGTTCCGCTGCAACTCTCGAAGAGTTCTTCGGTCTGTATGAAGAGGCTGTCCAAACCGTAGAGCAAATAGAAGCTCTGAGCGTAGAGAAGCAGGACCGCACACCAATTAAAGACGGGCCTCCTTGCCTGCAGCATCTATGCAACCAAGGCTTTCCAGAGGGTACTCGCAACAATGGTCTGTTTAACGTCGGTGTTTATTTACGCAAGGCATTCCCTGATACATGGGAAAACGAGCTGATGCAGTACAACATGGCGCACTTTGACCCGCCGTTGCCCTTGGCAGAGGTCAACATATTGGTCAGGCAACTTAACCGAAAAGACTACCAATACAAATGCTCAGACGCCCCTATCAATGAATTTTGCGATAGAGACAAGTGTCTGACCCGGAAGTATGGTGTAGGCAACGTCGGGCAATCTGCCTCTGTTGCAAACCTACGCAAATACAATTCAAAGCCGCCCATCTGGTTTATGGACGTAAATGGCGAGCCTCTTGAGTTAGCTACAGAGGGTCTGCAAAGCCAAGCTGCGTTTCAAAAGAGTTGTATTGAACAGCTTAACGTCATGCCCCCTACTGTCAGTAAGAACATCTGGGAAAACCGTGTTGCAGCATTGCTGCGGGACATGACAGAGACCGAAGGTGGGGTGATGGAAGCGTCAGAAGATTCGTCTATTGACGGTGCGTTCTATGATTACTTGGAAGACTTCTGTCGCAATATGCAGACCGCTGCTGACAAAGAGGAGATCCTTCTGCGTCGCCCGTGGACTGATGAAGAGAAGAAACAAACCTTCTTTCGTTTGCGTGACCTAGAGAACTTTTTAAAAAGACAACGGTTCTTTGAGTTTAAAACACACCAAATTTCACAGAGGTTGCGGGACATAGGCGGTGAATCTACAATATTAAGGATTAGCGGACGTGTCGTTCGTGTGTGGGCTATTCCTGCTTACCAAATCTCTAACACCACAATAAAGTCCCCAGAATTTGAGGTGGACGAACAGGATATACCTTTCTAATGTTTGTGATATATGGCCCGCCAGGTACAGGCAAAACAACTACGCTCCTTGATATGGTTGAAAAATCCATAGAAAAGGGCACACCTCCGGGGCAAATAGCTTTCCTTGCTTTTACTCGTAAGGCCGCGCGGGAGGCAAAAGAACGTGCAGCATCACGGTTTAATCTGGATACAGAGCACGATTTATACTTTTTTCGCACCCTGCACAGCTTCTGTTACAATCTGTCCGACATCAAACGAGACCAGCTCTTGGCATCAGAACATCTGGTTGAGTTAGGCAATACAATTGGATTCAACCTCAGAGCCTCGTCAGGGAGCGAAGATGACGATATAGGTGCTGCAGCTAGGGATAACCCCATCATGCAGCTTATACAGCTCTCACGGCTCAAGAAAGAGGTAATTGATGAGACATATAGGCATAGCGGCATCGAGGAACCGCTCACGACGGTAAAATACATAGATGAGTGTTATCGCAAGTATAAGAGAGCAAACCGCCTGTATGACTACACTGACATATTAGAATGGTTCTCTCAAAACGGCTCACGGGTCTGCCCACGTTTTGACGTTACCTTTCTTGATGAAGCGCAGGATTTATCACCCCTGCAGTGGGAGATAGCCCACGTTCTCAACGAAAAATCTAGACGTATGTATGCAGCAGGTGATGATGACCAAGCTATTTATCGTTGGGCTGGGGCTGACGTTGAGCATTTTTTAAATGTAGAAGAAGGGTCAGAGGTTCTTTCACAGTCCTATCGTGTGCCCCGCACAGTGCATAAGGTAGCGCAGCGGATAGCCAATCGCATTACTATCCGTCGTCCAAAGCACTACAACCCAAAGCCAGAGGACGGCACTGTCCATCACATATTTGAGCCTGACATAGAAAAATTTAAAAAAGGCGATTGGATGATCATGGCTCAGTGCAACTATATGCTCAACGAGGTGTGCGAATCGTTGAAACAACACGGTTTTTACTTCGAAAACAGGGGCTACAGAAGCATTAGTTTGAAGTTGGCTATTGCCTTGGATACTTGGAAGTCCCTCGTCAAAGGCGAAGAAGTCACTGCTAATGCTGTGAAAGACCTGTACTACTTTATGAAATCCATCACCCGCATAAAGCGAGGTTTTAAAAATTTACCTAACACACAGGCTGACGATATGTTCACGCTGGCAAGCTTGCAGGAAAACATGGGGCTGCTTGCAACCAAAGACATGACGTGGGACGTGGCTATGGACAAGATATCCGAAGACAACAAAACCTATATAGCTGCGCTGCTTCGTAGAGGAGAGGACTTAAACCGCGCACCACGGATCAAGGTCTCTACTATACACGGCACAAAAGGCGGTGAGGCTACCAATGTTGTCCTGTACACAGACATATCAAATGCCTCTGATCAATCCATATCTTCAGACACACGCGAAGGTCGCCGGATGTTAGATGATCTGCACCGATTGTTTTATGTAGGCGTGACACGGTCAAAGCAAAACCTGTTTATCGTTTCACCTATGGACGGCATAAGGAGCTATCAGATATGAGCGACATGGTTAACAGCCCCAAGCATTACACGCTTGGCAAGGTAGAATGCCTTGATGCAATCAAAGCGGCTTTGGGTCCGGGCTACAAATACTACCTGCAGGGTGCGATAATCAAATACATATGGCGGTATGAGCACAAGAGCAATCCTGCTGAGGACCTTGCTAAAGCGCAGTTTTATTTAGCACGTTTACAATATGAAATAGGAGAGACTAATGAATGAAATTGAGTTTATGTCTCCATTAAAAAGTTTTGAGTGGGCTCCGCCCTTTGAGCTGCCAGACCTGACAGACGCAAAAGAAATAGCTATTGACCTTGAAACATGTGACCCAAACATTAAAACGCTTGGCCCAGGCTGGCCCCGCAGGGACGGTTATGTTGTCGGTTTTGCACTGGCAGTAGACGGCTGGCAGGGCTATCTGCCTATAAAACACGAAGGTGGGGGCAACTTAGACGAGCGAATCGTTGGAAACTATATGAAAAAGGTGCTTGCCTGCCCTGCTGATAAGGTCATGCACAACGCTCAATATGACCTTGGTTGGCTGAAAGCAAGCGGCTTTGAAGTTAAGGGCAACATCATAGACACAATGGTGGTGGCTGCGCTGCTGGATGAGAACCGTTTCAGTTACAGTCTGAACGCTGTTGCCTATGACCATATAAACAAAACCAAATCAGAACGTGCCTTGGTCGAGGCTGCGAAAGAATTTGGCTTTGACCCCAAGGGCGAAATGTGGCGCATGCCTGCCAACTTTGTAGGTGAATATGCAGAGCAGGATGCGGTGCTTACACTGGAGCTGTGGAAATATTTTAAAGTTCAGATAGAACGCGAAGAACTGACCACGGTTCACGAGCTTGAACGAGACCTGCTGCCCTGTCTTGTTGACATGACCATGCAGGGCATACGGGTGGACCAAGATGCAATGGAACGGGCAACCCAGTTTATGCTGTCAGAAGAGAAGAAAGCGCGAGAGGAGCTGCACAAGCTCGTAGGCTTTGACGTGGAGATATGGGCCGCAGCTTCTATCGCAAAGGCGTTTGATAAGTTGGAGCTTGACTACCCCAGGACGGCAAAGGACGCCCCGTCGTTTACTAAAAGCTTCCTGAACACGCACAAACACCCCTTGCCGAAGCAGATCCTGTTGGCAAGAGAATTTAATAAAAGTAAAGGCACGTTCATTGACGGGCTGCAGAAGCACATAGGTCGTGACGGCAGAGTGCACGGGCACATAAACCAAATTAGGTCTGACGACGGTGGGACCGTTTCGGGACGAATTTCTA